GTCAGATGGTTTTGGTTCTTTAGTCATAGTAGTTCCTATAGGTAAGCGTTCTCTACAAAAATTGAAGCACTAAACATTGAGGTACTAGCATATGCATACCACTGAACATTACTACAAGTATTTTCTGTCTTTGTATTAGCATATACAGGAGTGGCGGTTGTTGTGTTGATATAATCTGAAATTCTTATTTTTGAAATAAATGCAGCTGAACTAGCTCCGCTTGCTTCAGCATAGTTATTTTGTGCTAAATAAGGGGTAAGTGTAGATGTACTCGCAGCTGTAGCTGAAAGTACTGTAAGAACTTGCCCTGTTATCTGTGCTGAGTCTTGAGCGTAGAGGCTACCGTCTAAGGTTATTTTCCAACTACCTACTGGAACAGTAAGTTGGACGCTACTGTGATTATATATTCCACCAGCAGATGTAGCACCAGTACCGACTCCTAAAGATGTACAGGATTCTACAATCCACTTCCCTCTTTGCCCTGGAAAGCCATACGGAGTTTTCTGTGTAGAGTACGATACTGTTCCGATTCCTCCTGTGGTAGGGAGTGTTTCTCCTTCTGGTATTTGAATAGTATAGGTCGTATTCGTAGAGAACGTCTGAGCCATGATTATTCCGTAGTTGGTAGTACCAGCGGTTACAGAAGTTCCTGTGACTGAGTTGGTGTATGGTGAGCGAGCGGTATAACCAACTCCACCTGTAGCGGTTAGGTTGTTGCCTGCTGCTGAAGCATCTGTTGCTGCGTTATTAAGATTCCACGCACCGATACAGTTGGTTTCGCTTCCTGTAAGAGCTTGGTTCATGTGTAGTCGGACGGTTGCTTGAGTGAGTACTGCATCAAAAAATCCAACTGTAGATATGTAGCCAGGGAAATATTCACCGCTGTGTGCACCAACTCGCCCAATAGAGAAGTCTCCACCAGTTCCTGCGACAGTGGGGGCTGTACCAGCAGTTACAGCTGCTAATAGTGGCACAGATACACCATCAAAATAGATAACAACTGTTCCGCTTGTCCATGAAGCAGCAACGTGAGTCTTTTTATTAAGCGGTACAGATTGACAAGTGGATAATATTCTATAATTACCACTACCCCCATTTCGTACGTAGACCTGTATTTGGCCAGTACTAGCCATACCCAACATAAGACCATTGTTCGGTGTTGAATCGCTTCGTCCCGCAATAGCAGACGTTTGGTAAGCAGTCGGTTCTATATGACACATTATTGTAAAGTTATTCGTTATTGTAGAAAGCGTTCCTGTAGGTGTAACCTTAGTAAAGTAATGGCTAGAGCCATTAAATGCTCCTCCCATATAAGTAGGAGCTGTTACTGTTCTAGGGAGTTTAAGTCTCATACCTACTGAGGTTACGCCTGTCGTGTCTGTTCCACTTACGACAGCGGTGTAAGAACGGTTGCCTAAAGCGGTGATGGAGGTTAAAGAATAGCCGAAAGGTGTCCATCCGTCAGAACTTCCTGAGTCGAGGTTAAGAGCGTCACGTACCGCTTGAGTAATGAGAGTTCCGTCTTGGTTGTGAGAAACAAGAATACCATCAACTAATTGATTATGCAAACTAGAAGAAACATTTAGAAATACTTGTGTAGTAGAGCCAGCTGGGTATATTTGGTCAGTTCCATATTCTGGGGTTGATTCTATTTGTATAGCAGTTCCAGAGGTCACAACACCATTCCATTCAGTATATGTACCAGCTACTAAATCACCATTTCCATCTACTACTCGAATACCTACAACAAGTCCAGTATCGGTCGGATAGTTAGTTGTAGAACCTACGTTTATTGAAGTTGCACCAATAGCTTTTCCAGGGGCCGATAAAGTAGTTACTGTGCTTGCTCCTACTTTCTTAAATTTATCGTCTGTTTGGGCTGCCATTTTATTTATCCTTTTCTTTATTATACATTATGAGCCAAAATATAGATTATCTATTCTTATACCATTAGTGTGAGCAGTTGACAAGAAAAAGTCACATCCAACAGTGTTTGTAATAACTTCCCAGCCTAATTGATTCAATGTTTCATCTACCTCTAAAGTTACAACTCGTACTGCTTGAGCAACGTAATCTACCATACCAACATCATCTGAGTATAAACTTAGTGGGTCATCATCTGAATACTCCATGGAATTCCATCCAGTGAATGAAGAAATTTGTGTAAATGTTTCACTTGCTAGAGTGTTTACAGCCCCATCTTCATCTAATCCAAATACGTTAAATTGAATAGCACCACTTGGTTGTAATAACTTAAAGCGTTGTTCTTGAATAGCAGCCATAGTCATGCCATTATCGTCCCATACAAGCCCCTCATGAGCTGTTCTGGTCGTAAATGCAATACCATTATCCTGCGTAGCCACAGAGCGTGAGAACTCAAGTACATTGGTCCCATCATACACACAATGACTTATCTGCCCTGTTATATTGTTTTCAGATAACCACATAAACTTTGCATTTATTGTCCAAGGCATAATCCATATACCACGACGTGCCATATCTTTAACCCATATTTGGTTATTTTCATCAGAGTTAACCGGTAGAGCCCAAAAAATTTGGTTCTCATATACTAGACCAACTGATTTATCCATAGCACTTAAACGTAATCTACGAGCATCTGGTTGAATATCATTTGCTGTTGATTTACTAGACAATATGTTTTGCAGGTTTGCAAGTGTACCAGTACTTCTAAAATCTTGACCGGTCGGATAATGAAGTGAGTTATCATACTCAACTACAGCTTCAGCTGATACTGTTCCAGCTTGACCGTTAGCTTCTTGAACGTTTGGAACTTGTAATAATTCATTATCAAATACAGTCTGTGTGAATACAAAGTGATGCATTTTACCAGCACCAGCAACACCTCTAGACAAGATTGTAATAGCAGGGTCACCCTTACCAGTTCTATATGATTTAACTGACACAGGGATTGTATCTCCACCGGGGTTAATACTTGCGTTACCACCTCCATTAAAAGGTGAGAAGTCTCCAGTACCACCAGCTCCACCATCAAACCATAAATAAGACGGATTATCAGTATCACCTAATCCATATAATTGACCATCTTTGTTTATCATATATGAAAGTTTAGGACCCTCAGTAGAGTTTCCAGATGGAGCACGTACAAATGTGTTTAGTCGTAAAGTACCATCATCTTTGAATGTTACACCTGTAGTGGTTGTTAATAACTGTTCATTACCAGCCACATCACCGGCGTATATGCTATATGAAACTGCACCAATTACAGCTGACCACGTAATTGTAATGTATTGTGTAGCAGCAACCCAGGAGTCCCTAGGAGTACTAACTTGTTCGCTATCAGCTACCGATGCGTTTGTTTCTCCAACAGCATTGTTTGCGGTGATTCTGTAATAATATGTATAATTTGTTCCAGTTAAACCAGTACCAGTAGCGGTCGGAACACCAGGTGCAGATAATGCAGTATACTCTCTTGTCTCGCCTAAATCAATATCATAATAAGACATAGCATCAACACCATTTGATACGTATACTCTGTCATTAGTTTGGCAAAAATTTACTATAGCCGTGCTACTGTACGTATTAACTCCTGTAGCAGCAACCCATGCTTCACCATCTTTTCTAACGTGTATCTTACCAACGCCCGCTATTACCTGCATTTGAATGTCCCATTTTTCTGGTAATCCAGAGACAATCTTAATAAAAGTACTTGCTCCTATTACAGTTCCAAGTGGTTGTTCACCCATCAAAACTAGAGACGGTCGAGGACGTGGTAGGTTATCTTGGTCTAATGTCATGTTTGTTAAATCCGCAAGAGCATCTATAGGCATACGAGAATCAGAAACAAAAGATTGATACCCACGCTTAAATCCACCCTGTTTAGGTGCACCTTGAGTAATATCTATTTTTCGTCGTCGTTTTTTAAGAGGTTGCGGAGTGTACATTAGTCAGCCCAACTTTCCTGTTCTGAGAGCTGCCCAATATTCGGCATAAAATTAACAATAGCATTTGGTTGTCCAAAGCCTACGTCATTATTAGCGTCAACCATTTTTCTATATGCGTCATTAGCCATACCAGTAAGTGTTGGGAATTGGTCGTCTTTTGCAGGGTCATTTCTGGCTAATTCAGAAGCAGTAATATATACAAGCCAATTAGGGTCATCAACCGGGATAATATCTGCAGCAGCTGTTATTTCAGTAGGTATTAAATATCCAGCAACATAAAGTGTTCCACCGTCCAAGCCAGCATCTATATCTTGTGAGAATGTTATTTTCTTTGGGTCACTTCCATGTATATATGTAGTTTGACCACCAACATTTCGTTGTTGAGCTTTTACAATTGGGTATTCTACAGAAGAACCATCTGTTTTAATAACTTTTGCATAATCTGAAGATGCAAAGAATGTATCATCTAAATCATATGTTTGTGTAGTAACATTGATTACACCTACTGAGGTTATTTCAAACAAGCTGTTCCATTTGTTACGAGGGTCAGTAGCCCATTCTCTTATTTTACGATTACCAATATCAATAACAATATTAGCTTTTTCTACGCCCCATGCCGGGGTACGAGATTGTGTCTTGCCTCTATAAGCCAAGTATGTTGCGTCTAAGAATTCTTGTCCTGTCATGAAATACTCCTACATTTGGAGCTATCTGCTGTCAGGTAAGCAATATTTATATTATACATTATTATTTCCTTTTGAACTCATGTTAACGGTTATCTTCTTTAATGTTGGTTTATTAACTGCTACCTTGCCACCACTACCGCTAGATTTGAATCGTGCAGTTTTATTTAGTAACGCATCAAGCTCTTTTAATGTCTTGCTTTGTAATTGGAGTGCATCAGCTACTGAGGTATCAACCTTAGCTTTACCACCCTTGCTACCTTTACGTCCTTTATATCCACCAGCTGCTAATCCTAGTTTCCTTGCAAGTGACTCTTTATCTATCAACCCAGCAGCGTATAGTTGTTTCTCCACTGCTAGAGCTTTTTTAATGTTATTTTCAGTTATAACACCTCTCTTCAAAGCATCTTCTAGTTTTGCTTCAGATAATGAGTATAGGTCTCGTTCATCTTCGTTTAGCTGTGAGTTATATGCTTTCTTAAGAATAGTTTTACGAGTAGTTTCTTCTTCTAATTTACCAAGCGTCCCTTCAGCTCGTTTCTTTTCCATCGTAGCCCAGTCTTTAGCTACTTCATTATTGAACGGTGGTGCGGTCACACCTTTTGGAAGCCATGTAGTTAATGTATTTTTAACCTTATCACTAGCTGGTTTGGTATTCCAATTAACATCTTCAGTATCTTCTCCATCAAGTATTTCACGTGCCAGACCGTTAATATTTTTAGGTAGTGTTTTAGCATCTGAAGCTTTGATATATTTGTTTGCATCACCATTATTCATAAGTTCAACTTGAGATGTAGAAAGTTTGGTTTGTTTTCCATCGTAACCTTGAGCATACTCACCCAATTCTTTGTCTGCTGAGTACTTACGTTTTTCAATTGCGGTAACATCTTTTTTAGCTGCAGTAAGAACTTTGTTTTTATCTTCATCAGAAAGGTTCTTGTACCCATCGGTTGCAATAATTTTATCCCATATAGCTTTTGTAGCTTTACCAGTGTTAGCATCAAGTTCTTTGATTTGTTTCTCAGAAGCACCTTCAAGTGCATCTTTAGTAACTTTGGTTGGGAATACACCTTGCTTTGCATTGTTCAGTCTAGATAATTCTTGAGTTGTTGCATCACCTTCTTGAACCTTACTTGGTTTCAATGGGTTAATGAATTGATTTAAGAATGTATCTTTAGGTGGTAAGTCATTGCCAAACATATCTTTTTTGGTTTCTAATGTTCCACGTAATTTAGGTAGACCAGATTTAACTGCATCTAATGGGCTATTTGTTTGTCGCTGTTTATCATCAGCAGCTCGTACACCAGACCGTACAAAGTTTGGCACAATAGAACCTGCTGTGCTATTTAAGAAACGTTCACGAGCGTAATCTGAAGATGCTCCTTGGTCTAACATATCTAACGTGCTACTTAATCCTTGTAGGTATGACTGGTCTTTTATAGAACCAGTTCCGGTCGTAACACCAGATATAATTCGGTCTACAGCATCAGGGTCTTCTTTACCAGTATTGTACATACCTGCACCAACATTTAATATTGCACCAAATGGTTGAATATAGTTTAGTGAATACCAACGGTCACCTACACGTATAGAGTTAGGTTGTTTACCTTCAATTTCCCATTGCTTGCGGTCTTTATCTTCTTCAGGATAACCACCAGTAAGTAATCCATTCGCGGCAAGAGCGAATCCTGCAGCAATAACTGGAATAGCCGCTGTACCTTCTCCAATTGCTTGAGACATAGCTCTTTGGTCAAACTCTCCACCCTTTTTCATTTCTACTATCTGTTTAGATAGTTCACTAGCAATACCTAGTGGAGTTCTTTTAACAATACGAGTAGCTACTGATGATGGTACTCCAGCAAACGGTATCATAAAGTCCATGAATGCTGATGCTGATTTCCAGCCTTTTTGTTTGAATTTCTGTTTAATAGCAAGTATACCAGTACCTAATGCAGTTTCATCTTGGAATGTAGCAAACCTAGCCTCTTTAACAGCTTTATCTTGTGCTTTAGCTGGTGGGTCAACCATGAATTCTTCAATAAATTCAGTGCGTTGTTGTCCAGTTAATTTTCTAGTAATTGCTTCTGACTTTGCTTGAGAAGATAATGACTCTTGAAATGCACCATATCTGTATGGTTGGTCAACTGCACCCATAAGTCCATAAACACCATTAACATATCCAGCATTTGCTTTTGCAAACTTACTGTTACCAAAGTTCATTCTCCGGTTTGGTTGGTCATATTTACCAGCATTTTCCATTGTTTGCATAGCATCGTAACCAGTTTGCCAGTATCGTTTAGAAGTTACATTTCCACCTGCACCTTTTGCCCCAATACCAAATTGTCCACGTTGTGCAAGTGCCGCGGTTCGTTTACCAGTGCGTAGAGACATAACACCATCTGCTATATATGCGATAGGATTGGTCCAGAGCTTGCGTGTGGCTAAATTATCTATGTTGCCTATAAAAGCACCACCTGTTGTCGTAGGAGCTGTTAGAAGTCCTGCACGCCACGTGTTCACTAATCGTTCAGATGTAGGAGATTTGAGATGTTGATTCACTTCATGCATAATTAGGAATCTGCTGTATGCTTCAGCTTCACGTGCATCTTTAAGGTCTTGTTTCGCAGCAATAACATCTTTACGTGTACCAGTTTTAACAGATTGTTTCTCAGCTTTAGCAACTTGTTTCTCAGCTTTTTGTACTTCTTTTTGTGCTTGTCGTACATCTTCGGTCGCAACAGCTAATGCCTTTTGGATTTCAGGAGTTATTTCAATTTTATTCTTACGAAGCAATTTCTCTGCTCTAAACTTAGTACCCTCTGGAGTATGACTATTTAATACTGCAGCTGCTTGAACTGTTTGACCAGCTTTAGATAGTGCTTTAGATAGTTTCTCTGATAAGTCTGTAGATAATTGTAAGTTAGTCTCAGAAGGTTTTCGGTCTAATCGTTTAATAACTGCAATTGCATCAGCAACATTTTGGTCATTGAAGTTCTTACTATCAATATCTAGATTAACTTTAGCTACTGCTTTGAATAATCCTTTATTAACAAATGATTCAGCTTTTTCAGTTTGTTCTTTATTAGTTACTCTATCGTATGTAGTTTCTGTTTTAGCTAGTTTAGATTGTAATGCTGGACTAATTTCATTAGACTTCTGCATTGTTTTAATAAACCCAGACTTACCTTTTTTATCTTTGGTTAGTCTACTAAATGGTAATAATGGACTATCCATAGGGACTTTACCCTCAGAGTCTAGTGGTTTGAATAGAGACTTTTTAGGTTTTGGCCATTTACCATATGTTCCAGTTTCTTCTGCATACTTAAATACATCATTCACTGAATAACGAATAGTCTGATTTTCTTGTATATCACCAAGTGCATAGTATGCTTCTTTAGGTATTCTTATATCTTGACCATTACTTTTATCTATAACAGTATCGCCCTCTTCAACCCATGCATGGTCGTATTTAATACCTTTTAGAACACCCTGACCAGTAACCATACCATGAACAACGGTAGGTTTATTTTGGGTATTAGAAGTAGCATAACGATATGCTGCTTGATAGCAATCGCCATTTTTATTTTTAGCAGGTATATCTCTATCTAATACAGCTTCTGCTTCAGCAGGAGTTACACGAGTTAATTTTGTTTGCTGAGCTGGTCGAATATTACCGGCTTCTGGTCTTTGGCTAATGCCTGGCGTCGTAGTGACTCTTTGTACATTCCGTCTATCATTGCCTGTGTTGTTTTGTCCGCTAGTATTGCCAAGTCGGATTTTTGAGGCTTTGTAGATTTCTTCTGTAATGTCGCCGTTTTTGTATGCCTGTTCAAGTTTTTCATTTAATTCTCCTTTCAGTACATTCTTATTATAACGTGTCTGGTTAAGTTTGTAAACTGCCTCAGCATCTATCAATACAGGCTTATTTACACCATCATTTTTGATGACTCTTATTTCAACATCAGGGTCATTCTTATACTTGTTCATCGTACGAGCTAATGTCCTAAGTGCATCTACGTGCATGTCAGTATGTACAGAGGTTGTAACAGCACGCTTTTCTTCTACTGCTCGAGGTAATACACCATTAACAAATGCATCAACCGGGTCTCTATACACAAAGTTAATTTCTATTTTTCGACCGCTATCTTTTATCTGTTTAATTCTTTTTTCAACCGAACTTATTGTCGCAAGATTAGTATCAATTACTGCTGCATAATCTTTACCAAGATTAGAATTTAATGTAGTTAGACCGTAAGTTTTACCAGCACCAGTACCACCAGCAGTTATTATTACAGGCAAGTCTTTTGTAGTTGGGTCAGCTAATAACTGTTTAAGATGATATTTTGCTAATAAGCTAGTTGGTTCATGAAAATATGTAGAGTTAGCTATATTATCTTCAAAACCAGGAACTGTATATTTAGCAGCATCACCGGCAGCAACTTTTTCAGTACCAAAGTCTTTTAATACTTTAGCTTTGTAATCTGAATATGCTTTATCAAAGTTGTTTGTAAGATAATCTATTGCTTTTTTAGTTTGAGGGTGTTGTACTTCTATCTTAGAAAAGTCTAATGGTGATTTATCTTTAGCTGCTTTGTTAATACCTGGTATATCACCAGCTTTAGCACCGCCAACTTCATTAAGTTTCTTACGACTGTTAATCCTATCTGCTAGTTTAACTATTGGAGTAGGTATTTGTACTGAACCGTCTTGGTTATCTATTTTCTTAATTTCATCTGAATATCTTTTAGCTGATGCTTTTTTATTTTTAGCTATAGCTTCGTTATATCCTACAACTGCTTTATTTCTAGCTTGTAAATCTTTAGATGATAGTTGAGATTTGTTTCTACTAAATGGATTTTTAATCTTACCATCTTGATTGTCTTTAAGAGAGCGTTTGTTAGCTATGCTAACTTTTTTAGAATCAAAGACTATGACATCTTTATTAGGGCCGTCCCCAATCTGTAAGCCATCATAACCAAGTTTACGGAACTTTTCAGTTATTAGGTCTGGGTCTCCATATTTAGTGTCTTTGCCAAATACTTCGTCCATTTGGTTTTTTGGCTTATATATTTTAGCGTCTTTAGGTATTTCCACATTAAGTACTTTTCCGTTTTCGCCGATGTAGTCACCTGCCCTTAACTTATTGTTAGTGAGATAAGTGCCCCTGCCATGCATGTTGCTTGCACTGCCATGTTGTGGTGGCATTTCACGGAAGCCATCTCTAATGATGTCATCTGCGTTTTTTGTACCGTGATACAACTGGTCATTAACTTGTTCTGGATTTGGCCCATATGGATTTTTTATATATCCATTCTGGTCTAAGGCTGTTAAATTCTTAGCTGTTTCTTTTAATCGTTTGAAGCCATCTAAGACCCTGTTAGACAAGTTTACACCAGACTTGTTCTGTTGTCCAAGTTCAGAGTTTACTTCAGCCAGACGCTGCTCTATGAGGGCCTGTTGGTCTGGATTCACTCCCTGCATAAGAGATTGTTCTAACATTACTTTTTCTTGAGTAAGTTGATTAGTTTTATCAAGTTCAGATTGTTGTGGTGCAACCTGTTCTTGTAGAGGAGTTTGTTCTGGTAATTTAACTAAATTATCTTCATTTAATGGACTAATCTGGTCTTCTAAGAATGTAGAGCGATTAGGCGGTTCTACGAGTGGTTTTGAGATATTCTCTTTAGCAATACGCATACGTTCACGCATTGCTTCTATTGTTGGCATTTCAATTACTTTAGGTAGACCTTGAGATAATACTTGGTCTTGTGCTGTTTGTCGTACGATTGGGTCTGGGGATTGAATAGCTTGCTGTACATCTTGCGGAGCAGTTTGAACTTTTTCTACTACTTCTTTTTGTACTACTTCTTTTTGTTTTACATTAGTTTGAACATTAGGTGCTGGTAATGCGACACCAGCTGCACCACCTGCAAGACCACCATATAGAGCTGATTCAGCGACACCTTCTGTAAGTTTCTGATTAGGGTCATATGTCCGCTTTGCTATGTTACTAAATAATTGCTGAGCACCTTCTGTACCACCTTCTGTCGCAACTCCTTGGACACCTCTTTTAACAAAATTACCACCGAATCCACCAAGCAGTTTATCAAGGTTTGTTTTTTCCAACATTGCTTGCGGTGCTGCACTAAAAACACCAGTAACTAATCCTCTTGTATTAGAACCACCACGGTCCCTAACATCTCGAGTTGTATCACCTACTATGTTTGTACTCATTTGAGCAATAGTGAATGGCTTGGCAATATTACCAGTAGCTAATGAGTTTACTAATGAACCACCGGCACTTGCTGTACCGGCAATAAATCTATTATCATTTGGGTTGCTTCCATACCCTGTGTCAACAATTTTTTGTTCCGCTTGTTTAACTTGTTTGCCACCAGCATTGTATTGTTTTTGAGCAAACTTATCAACATGAGAACCTTCTGGGGATAGTAAGTCAAGTACTGAACCAAATACAGTTCTAGCATTACCTGGAGCACGTGCAGTTTCGGTCGCACCTCCTGATATAAAGTTACGAGTTGCTTGTTGCACTCCACTTTGTTTTTTATCTGGAGCATTTGCTGTGTAATCTTTGTAAGAACTTGCTAACTTTTCGTACTGTTTTTTACGGCTTTCATAGTCTCTGGCTTCTTGTGGTATTTTACTTTGAAGCTGTGCTTGTTCTCGTTTAGATAATTTATCGTAGTTTGTAGAAGATTTGAACTGGTCATATACTTTTTGGTTATTAACAAAACTTGGTAAATCAAAGTTATTTCGTTTGAAGTATTCAGTAGTATTATTGTCTACTTGTATAGGTTGTCTAGCTTGATTCTGTACAGGCTGTTGTTGAGGTTTTGGTGGTCCAAGCTCTATATTTTTAGTTACAGTATTATAGGTTTTTCCGTTGTCAAAAGGATTAGCCTGTGCTATAACAGCTCCGGCTTGTTTCTTACGGTCTCTGAGCCATTTACCTAAATCCATGTAATCTCCTTAATATCCAAGTAATCTGTGTTGTTAAACCCCCTGTTGTTCGTCTTTGCGTCGTTTTGCTTCTATACCAGGCAAGTATGCTCTGGTTTCTTGTGGAGTATTACCACCCATTCCTAGTGTTGCTTTGTCTACTGTGAATTGTCCTAATTCAGGTGTTTTTAGATTAACTGCTTTAGGGGTAAATTGGGGAGCATATTGTCCAAATAATGATTTAAGAGTTTCAGCTCGTGAGTTCAACGAGTTAATTGTATTTTGTGATACACCACCACCAGCTGCTTCTAGTTGAGCTCTTTGACCTTCTAAGTCCATTGCTTGATTCTGTACACCACTTCGTAATGCTTGTATCTGACTATTCTTCTGTGTATCTAGGTCGCTGAATCCTGCTCGGAATTGGTCTTCCGCATCGCCCTTAGCTAAGCTTATAGCTTGTTCATTTTCACCGGCTGTATTTATTACACCAGTTCTACGAGTACCAGCACCTTTTGCTACTACATTAGGTACTACTTGTCGTGCAAAGCTTGAATCACCAGCGTTGCCGGCTCGTGCTAATCGTTGTAATGTATTGTATGAATTATATGCAAAGTCATCTACTTGTCCAAGACCTGCTTGCCGTTGTTTAGAGTTACTTTCAGACTGTAGACCGAAATCTCGATTTGCTTTAGCCTGCTGGTCTGATAATCGTTGTCGTTCGTTGCTATATCCTGTTTCAATTGAGGATAATCCAGCACGTTCTTGTTCACCAACTACTCCAAGAAGTCTGTTAATTTGGTCTATAGCTGAGGTTCGTTGTGCTGCTTCTATACTTGCAGTATTATCGGTACCACCGGTATTAACAGTTCCTGCACCAAGTGTTTGGCCACCACCACCTTGTGGATTAGGGTCATCAATTCGTGTAAACGCATTAACCCTTTCAGCATTTTGTGGGTCACTTGCATCACCAAAATTTTGTACGCCGTCAAACCCGGCTGCTTTTACATAAATATTTCTATCGCCACCTATCCAATATACACCTGCCATTGTTTTATCTCCTATGATAATAATTTTATTTATTACCGTCTTATCTTAGACAAGGTAGAGGCGGTTGCGCTTATATAAGCTACTATGATTTTATTATAGCATAATACTCTATATGTAAATAAAAAGTCTACTATATGAATGTTTCAGGTTTACGTTGTACGGTAATCGTAGTGCCCTCCTGTACGGCAGCTACTGATGAGGTTGTTTGTGCAGCAATTAAACTAATCTCTGTTTCAGCTTTCACACTAACAGTTAGTGGCTGTTCTTCCGTAATACCAATAGGGGTTACTATTGGAGATTCGGTAGATGGCATTAGCACTGTTGTAGCTTCTAAAGTAGGGGTAAGGCTAAGGTTGTTTACTGATAAGGTATTTGCCTGTGTAAGTGCTACGTTATCAAAGGTTGGAGACGTAGATAAGTCAGCTACGGTTAGTGTTAGTGCTGTCGTCACTACTACCGCTTCTAACGTGGGGGTAGTGCTCATATCAGCCACCGCTAAGGTGTTTGCTTGAGTGAGTGTAGGAGACTCTAGTGTTGTACCCGTAGATACATCGGCCACAGCTAGGGTATTAGCCTGAGTTACTGCTACGTTTTCTAGCGTAGGTGTAGTAGAAGCGTCTTGAACAACCAAGGTGTTAGCTTGAGTCAGTGCAGGTGCTTCCAAGGTTGGAGTGGTGGAGAGGTCATTTACGGTTAGCGTAGTCCCAGAAGCCGCAGCTGCAACTTCCACTATGACTAATCGCCAGTTATCAGCCGATGAAACCGTTGCACCTATAGTTTGTGAGCTTCCTGTAGCCGATACATACCCTGCATAGCCTGAACCAAGGTTAGCGTCTGCATGAGTTACCGAGGTTATATCAGTAGTACCAGAAGCAGTAAATGTTCTGTCGTTCTGAGTAGATACAAACACCAAGAGCATATTGCCTGATGTACCTGTGTAACTAGCGGTAGCAGCCGTTCCATAGCTTCCACCAGTAGTAGAACCCGCAATAGGTGTTGTCTGGTCTACACCCTCTAAAGCAACGCCTATCATGGCTTGTAACTTAAAGGTAGGTGTATTTGAGACTATGGTTGTAGCTGCGTTACTTATTAGGTACCGTTGTGTACTAACTGCTACTACGTTGGCGTTTATTGAATCAGCTATTGCCGTAGGAGTGTTGCCCTCGAATGTCCACGAAGATACATCAGAAGCAGGGTTACGGTTAAATCCAGCTGCTACAGCACAAGAGTCTGTTCCTGTTACATCTAAATCAGTTAAGGTATGTGAACCTAAATATCCACCACTCCCCGATTCATATGTCTGGCTACCTCTAATTGTAACTGCCATTACTTACCTTTCAGTTTTCTATATTCATCTACTTTTTTCGTTATATCTTTTGTTTCTTTTAAAGCTTTGTCTTTATCCTCACCCTTGTACACTAGGCCAAGAAAATAAGCTACCTTAGCGATTGCATCTTCTTCTGATACCGCATCGGCTTTCATACCCAGTAGTTCACCGTAAACAAGATTAGGTTTAGCATCAACTAAAGACTTAGCAGTATCGAGTGCTGTACTTATATCTACCGTTTTGGTTCTATCTTGGTATATGAACTTCACAGTTATTCCTACGCTGCGTCAGCAAGTTTGAGTGCAAATGCAGGGATAGTTACTGTTCCACCTGCTGTAAGAGCCTGTGATGTACATGTTGTAACCCACAAAAGGTTTGTTCCGTCTGTTCCAGCTATGTGCTGTGCTGTGCCTGAGTTTGTAATGCTGATAGCACTTTGTTGTTGGCAGGTAGTTTTACGACCTACAGTAGAATCATCTGCTGCGGTAAAGTCTGTGTTGTCTGCTGCGACTGTTGCAAGCATATACGTTGTTATTGCTTCTGTTCGTGTAGTTGGTTGTGTTGAGCAAACTGAAATTGCCGTTACGTTTGCTAGTATTGCAAGCATAGCATCTAGTCTTGCGTCTGGGATTAGTTTAGCCATTATTTTTCTCCTAAAGTTATTTTACTGTTAATCTCTATCTCTAAATCATCTACTTCTAAAATTATATCTGTCATGCGACTCTCCTGGTTATGTCACCTTTTAATACAAACTTCTGTTTAGCGAGTGAAGTTACTACTCCCCCAGCAGATACGAATTGAACATCGTACCAGTACGTTCCAGGGGCTACACTCGTTGTATCAGCAGCGTCTAAAGTGATTGTTGCTACACCAGTAGTCGGTGCTGAGAATGAGGTTACATCTTTCGTCACTACTGCTGCAGTATCGTCTGTTGGTTCTGAACTTTCGTTTACAGTAAAGAATACCGTACCACCAGTTAAGTCTAAGACCACTCCATCGCTATCCGTAAAGGTAGCGGTGATTGTCCTTGTGTCTCCTCGTATCATTTCTATTTTTGCCATAATTTTCTCCTTTTATTTATACATATCATAGGCTGCTGCCTCTGCGTTATCTGCTGCGTCTTTGAGAATCTTTCCTGCACTTCCGCTTACAGTATGTACAGATAGTGGCTCGTCCCACACCCCACCAAGACTAGGCATAGTTGCAATAGCTGGAGCTACAGGCAATCCCTCTGCCCACAGGTCAAGTCCACCGAGGTCAATAGCCACGCCAGCAGGGTAGGCTACATTCACATCATCAACGTAGAAGTATCTATCCGTGCCAGTAGCGTCGGTAGCTCCTGTGACTTTCATTTCAATCTGTCCATAGGTAGTAGTAGGCGTAAAGGTGCAAGCTAGTAGTTGCCAGTTGGTGTTGCCTAGAGCCACGCTAGACACTGTTGTACCGTTGTCATAATTGATAGTTAAAGTTGGTTTGGTATGAGTACCGCCGTAGTAAGCTGCATTATTTAACTTGACCCAGAGCGATACCGTCATCGTTTTGCTTTGAATATTGCCTGTTGGTATGTTCTGTTCCCAGTGCATTAGGTTTGGTGAATAAGTCGGCTCAAACCTCATCGCAAAGCCACCAGCCGTTCTAACTGTAGTGTCAGCTAGTCCTGTGCCAGACTTAATAATCAAACCATAAGGCGTAAAGGTTGAGTCAGCGTTTGCACCGTCCCAGTTTTGAAAACTTACTTGTGAGCCACCTCCCATACTTAAATAATCAGTAAAAAGGACTGATTCGACTTGAACTAAATTATTAAAATAGGCTGTTGTATAAGATGGGATGTTGCTTGATTTACGAACAGTTGAGTTAGCATTTTTTGCTTTAGTACCAGAGACAAAACGATTTAGGGTGATGTCTGCACACACATCATAAAATAGAACTGACGAGTTGCGGTCAGCGTGCGATTCACAGTCATTAAGAACGATATTTGCTCCTGATATATTCCAGCCTGAATATAGTGATGGTACTGAATTATTGCTGATACCATTGGCAATGGCACCACAATTATTAAATACTAGAACTGAAGCAGAAATTTTCCAGCCAACTTTCTGACCTGCCAATACCCAGCAATCGTTGAAAGTAGTATTGTCTGACAGAGCCACGTTTATACGCCCTTCTTGGCTATTCCCAGATAAGCCGCCGCCTCCGGTAAACAGTCTTGTAAAAGATTTTCTATACCTATTTGCTGGTAAAACAAAAACCGCATAAGCCGTCCTATCGCCACCATAATTAACTATGTCCTCAAAAGTCCCATAACCATTAAAACACATTGAACTTTTTTGGCTTGAACCAGTCCCCATCATTCCAGACACCTCTAACCCCTTGATGCTGTGATTTATATTTGATGAATCTAAACTAGAGAATCCTATGTGCCATGAGTTGCTTAAATTTGAGTCCCACTTTATATTACGAGTGATGTTGAATATATGTGTTCCGTCGTGGGTGTAGGTTAAGCCTGCCTCTGCTCCACCCGCAGTATTAGACAAGACATAAGAGGTTGACGAATTTTTGGTCTTTATATACTTCTCTTCACATTCATTATAGTTAGTTGATGAGTTAGTGCCTGGGGCAACAACCACCCTGTCGCCAACAGCCCAATCTACTGCGGTATTCGTAATGAGAGGTGAGGCAGTTGTACCAGCCCCTGATGCAACCGTTGTCCGCCAAGTCTCAGCAGGGTATTTTTTAGAGTCCTGAACATCTACTAATGAACCGTCTGTGAAGCCAAGCCAGCATTGTATTGCTGTTCCTGCATCCATATAAAAATCTGAACGATGTGTACTGTCTGGTTTTTGAGTTAATTTACCATTGACCAGGAAGCCTATGTTAGACCGCCAAGATAATTTAGTATCAACACTACTCAAAAACTTTAGTTCAGCAATGTTGCTCACACCGCCTGAAACAATACAAGTATCTACAACTCTATTGATTGGAGGGGCAATAAATGTTTGAGCAATAACCCCCGTACCTATTTTAGCTAATGTGTCGGTTATCGTAACTGTTATATCGGTGTTGGCATTAGGGCTAGCAATCATAAAATAGTCGCCTGTTGTGGGCACTCCAGTAGTGTCTTTAGTAATATGGGCATAGGCTCTACTTGCAGTAGTAGATAATGCTACATTAACCGTTGAGCTGTCAGTTTGCATTTTGAAACGATAGGTTTTACCACTTGTGGTGAGATAAGGTGTAGCTAGTTTTACGAACAAGTTATTATTCGTAATTGTATTATTGCCTGTGATTGTGGCTGTTGTGCCTGTGTCTGCTCCGTCTTCTTGTAGCGTGAAAGTAATTGTTCTGCTCGCCCAGCTACCCGATGGAAGTACCACCACACCAGTTATACTATCTGATGAACTGGCTGAAACATATTCTTGAGTGAATACTCCTGTTGTGTTAATAGCTAAATTCTGATTAGTGTTAAGTGTTGGAGTACCAAAAGCTGAATTCCAAGTCGTACCGTCGTTATAATCACCAGATTTTATTGCAACGTAATACATCTAAATAACTCTCCTTACTACTATTTCATCACCATCACTCATATCCCAAGTTACCGAACTAGCAACGGTGGGCTTATCTAAATTATGGTATCTGCGATTTATGGGTTTCATGAGTAAGTCTCACTTCCTCGGTTATCCCACGTTGCGGTAAAAGCCCCTGCTGCTGCGAATGTTATTGTTACGTTATCTGTTACTGTTTTATCTATCTTTTTAATCTGCCATGAAGCTGCACTCGTAGCCGTACCTAGTGCTGCTTTTCCAATATAAATAATATCTGTAGTAGCTTTATCAACCCGTGTATTTAGATTAGCAGTTCCTGCACTTCCACCTGCAACAACAGTTACCGGTACTGAGCCATCAGTTTCAAGTTCTACGTTTAATGGCTTCCCAGTGCTATCTACATACGGTGTACCATTCCCACCACCGCCACCACCACCTCCGACTGGTTTGTCTACTAACTTCTTAAGATGTTTGTTTGATTCATCTAACTTAGTTTCTACCTTAGTTAAATCGGTTTTAGGTATCTCAGGGAATTTAGGTACCTCTACGGGTTTCTGATTTTTGATAACTTTTAATAGGTCGAGCATGACATCTTTAAGAGGAGTGATGTCTGTCTTTTCAGTGTTTATAATAGGAGCTTTAACGTCTAGTTTAAGACCTTTGATAGCCTTTTCCACCGCCGAAGTATCTAACCTAACCTCACTAAGATTAGACACCCTCACTATATCTTTAGCTTCGGGAATCTTCGGCAGTGTCTTGGGTATAAGTGATAACTCACGTTTAAGGCTATTTAGGCCGTCTGTGACAGGCTTTAAGTCTAGTTTGTTAGTAAGTATATCTTTATCTAATTTCGATACTGCCTGTACGACCTTATCAACGTCAGGTGTGGAAATACTTTTAAGTTGATTGACGACCTCAGTCTTAGTGGTTTTCCCATCAAGAAACTTAATCAGCGTATTCATAGCAACTATGAGCGTGTTTTCAAAGTCTTTTAACTGGGCAGTACGTTGTTGGTACTGTTTATCAGTTGAAGCAATGTTAGCTTCTGTTTGAAAGTGCTGTCTTAAGTTAGCTCGTTTATCCATGTTATTCCTTTATTTTGGTTAGGTGGTATGTATACCGTTACAGTCATGTCTTAGACCCTGTAATCGTGGCGTATACCACCTTAATTTTAACTAAGCGTTGTTACGTACCCAGATACCCTTAACGGCTGATACAACACCACCATCGGTAGCACCAGTGTTAAGAATAGTGATTTCGTCACCAACACGAGCTGTTGCAGCAGTGTTTTCGAACGGTTTGCCATCTGTAGCAGTTCCGTCTACACCACCAGCAACCTTGTCAGATGCGTTAGGTGTTACAGAGATTTTGTTACCATCATCGCCAGTTCCAGCAGGACCATTAGTTGTTGGAACGCCACCATTACGGATAGTGAACGAGCCAAGTACAGCTGTTGCAGGAAGAGTAACTACACCGTCAGCGTAGATTACGTTCTGAACATAGCCGCAATCAGCAAGTGCGAGTGTCTTAGCTTCTGTTACGTTCACAGCCATACGACCATCAGGTAGTCGGTAGGCTGTTGAGTTTGCAGGGTTTGCCATTTATTTTCCTTTTCTTATTTAGTTTTAACAACAGGAGCTACTTTAGGCTCTGCTTTAGTTGCTTCTTGACGAACAAATCCAACCTGTACAAAAGCATCTGCAATTTGATTACCAACACCATGTGCGTCCTCAATTACAACACTTTGCCCAGATTCTTTGTGTAGATATACACCTGGTTTGTTTTCTTCTCGTCCTTTAGTAATTTCTGCTTGTGCCATATATAACTCCTTAATTGTTAAGCTTTAGTATAGATACGAAGTCCAGCAACTTTTTGTAGTGGAATGAACGCATCGTAGTATCGACGACCTTCTGCAACCCATCCGTCAATACCTTGAACATCGTCAAGAGTACGTACAGAGTTGAATTTCATTGGGCTAATCAGTAAGTCATTTCGTACAATCATGAATTCAAACTTCGTTACAAAGTAGCTTGAAGGACACTGTACAATCGTAAGACCATCAACCATTCCAAGAACACCTTTTTTGAGGTCTTGGTAAGTTAAGTCTGCATCACGTACGAACTCAGGGTCTCGCTTTAGGAGGTTGTAGTTTGTAGGAGTGATGAATAGTACACGACCTTCTTCTGGAACTTTTAATTCACTCATAGCTGCTTGCTGTGCAAGAATCAACTGATAGATTGTGTTGTAAGCTACAGCTGTTCCACCGACAACACCCTTGGTGTTTGCGATAGCGTAGGCTGTTAGTACACCTAATCGGTAAATGTCAGTAGCAGGTGTTGATACTTCATCAACTTGCCTTTTAATAGCTTTTGCTACTTCTGTTACCATTTGTGAATCTTCGTAGTTTCCACGGTCGATTGTGAACGTGAAAGCTTTATCTTGTGAAAGGGTAAATGTTTGTGTACCAGTTCCAAGTTCAACTAGAGCACCAAAACGGTTAGTACCGCTTCGTACGTAGTCGGTCTCTGCAACAACATCTACGTTGTAGATAGTTACTGAGTTTTTACCGTTGAAGTCGAGGCGAATGCCTTTGTTCACGATAAGGTCAGTCTTAGATTTTAGGCTATATCGCTCGTCTAAGACTTTCAAATGTGCGGCTGCATAATTCTGTGCCATTATCTTATCCTTATATTTTTAATCAGATTTAAGAATATCCAGGACCGTATCTTTTGCTGTTTCTTTTTGCGGTGCTGCAGGCTTAGGGTCTGCATTAGTCTGCACCTTTCGAGTAGCTCTCACTTGAGCCACAGCTCCAGATTTAACTGCCCCTTGCAATAAATCTGCTGTTTCTGTTAAATGTTCGAACAATGAACCTTTAATTGTTACCATGTTACCATTCGTATCGTACCCTATGTAACCTGCATTATAATCACGCAAAGCTTTGTCATAGGCTCGTTCATTGAATAGTTCGTGGTTCTCTGGATTAAAGATTTGTAAATCGGGATTGGCTTTGACTCTCTCGAATTCATTTATGAGTGTCTGTTCATTGTTAGCAATTAGATTACTATACTGTTGAACTTCCATAGCTCGAAGTCTTTGGTCGTATTCATCTTCGCCCTCATTCACATAGTCCTGAGTTTGTTCTTGAACACGGGCTTCTCGTTCTTTGATAACTCTCTGCCGCTCTTCGTACCGTCTACGAGCTTCTTCCTTGGGGTCTACCTCGGCTTCGACTTCCTCGGTTTCTTCTTCAGGCTGCTCTACCTCTGGTGGGGTCTCAGCTTCGGCTTCTGGTTCTTCTTTGGTTTCCTCGACTGGGTCAGCAGATTTGGTATCTGCCGGCTCGTCTTCTGTATCACTCAGAGTGTTCAGAATTGGGTCTTCTGCTGGAGTAGCTTCTGCTACATCGGTTGAAGTGTTATCTTCATCCATTTAATCTCCTTTAGTTATTCTACCTTAGGTGGTGAGCCTCTACTCGTAAGTGAGTGATTCTATTGCCAGGGAAGCAATGTAGGATAGTCTATTTGGCCGGGGTGGAGGAGCGACTTTTTGGACTACCCTACGTTACTACTCTGTTCTTTAATACAAATGTATCCCCTTCCTTTGTTAATTCTTTACCGACCGGTATATGTTTACGGAAATGAGTACCTAATTCAGTTATTCCTACTAAGTAATTACCTTCCTGATGTAGACTAATAATCTTCTTCGTGGTTGGCATCTTATCAATGTCAAACTCATATACTTTTGTGTCAGTAGTTTCTTCCATTACCTTCTCGTTTCTTGTAACATTAAGGAAAACTTAGTCTTTAATTCATCTAAGTATTTACGGTATCTGCCAGCTGCTTTAAGTTCTGCTTTCACATTCTCCTCAGATTCACTCGTATTATCTATATATCCTATAACAAAATCAACCATTATCTGCTGTTCTCGTGTAATCATATCAACAATGTCTTGTAATTGAGGTGTTAACTCAGCTAACTTGCGTTTCTCATCATCTAATTTATTTTGAGTAACCTTATCAACTACTTCATTATCAAACATACCATTGATTGGTTCGTCAATACCTGTATACGTAACACTGTCATCAGTTGCCATTACTCAGCACCTCCTTGTAAGAAGCGTAATATCTCTTCTTCTTCATATCCTTGTCGTCTTGCCATGAGTACTGCACCCGCTGCACTCTCATCTAGACCATACTCTTCCATAGTAGCTAACAATTCTGCATCCTGTGGCTGTTCTGGGAGCTGCCCACCAGCCATTGGGTCATCAATCGGTTGGTCTATAGGCATGCCAGTTGCAGGGTCAATCTGTGGGTTCATCATGTCCATTTGCTGTGGGTCTATTTTAACTAAAACTTTATCCCAACCATCTGCACCACTCGAGCTAATAACCTTTTTGAATGCTTCACCAATATTAAAGTCATATCCAGACATTTGTACTGCTGGTAACACATTAGGATTACTGGTTGCAATATCAATTAGTTCAAGCCAACGGTTCTTTTCATCTTCATCAGCTTCTGGTCGAGGGTCAAACTCAAACGTGTATGTAGATTTCAAATCATCATAGAGAATAGCAACATCTTTTATTGATGGTTCGGGGGTTTGTGGGTTATCATCAAAGAATCCAGCTTTTGTTAGTCGCTCTAAGTCATCTTCTACTACTTCAAGTACATCTGCACCTTCCATTTGTCCCATGTGAACGTTCATCATCTTCTCAGACATCTTGCCACTTGCAGTATCGGCTTTATTACGTAAGTAATTGTCTTGTGAGTTTGTGCGGTCTTCTTGCATCTTTACACCAGCTTGTGTCTTGCTGAATGATGGATTACCACTCTCTGCACTTACTGAGCCATCTGTGCGTCCTTGTAAGGTCTGAAGCTGTGTTTTATATAGACCAAAGTTTGCTGGGAACTGATTATATACTTGGTTTGTATTCTGAACTACTTCTATCTGTGCTTGACCCATTTGCCATAGTGCATCAGGAGTAAATGTTAATGAGTTCAAGTTTGCAGTATCAACAGGTCCAGATATTTTCTTTGGTGGTTGTAATCCTACTTGTGTCGCGAATACATGAGCCTGTGTCATGAAGTCTAATACATTCTGTGTAGGACCAGCAAGTTCTGCTCGACCGATACCAAATGGACTTTCTAAGTTCTCATAACAATACTGTAGTGTAATTGGTAGTGCACCAGTTGGGTCTGGATTATTCCATGTACGTAGACATTCACCAGGGGCTAAGTGCGGACTAAACATGTAGAATGGAGCACCAACACCTCTGTTAAAGCATATAATCGTTTTAATACCACTTGAGTGTACCTGTTTCGACCGTTCATTGATGTTCTGTTCTTCCATCTCTTTAGAAGTCATTGACATATCTGCAAGCTTCTTCAGTAGTTTAATGTCCCATGTAGAATCCTTTTCAGTCTTCTGTTGTTCTATTATTCTCTTGAGCTGTAGTTTCGTGTAGTAGACATCAAGGAATATATAATCGCAATCATCAGCACTGAACTTACCAGGTTCTAGCTTAATATTCCGTACATACGGGAGTGACCAATCAGAGCCAGTATACGTATCAGTTGATACAAAGAAGTTATAACGAGGTTGTGCACCGTATTTAAGAGCACGATAGAGAGCTATCTGTTCCTTATCAAAGAATGATGCTTGAGTATTTGCACCAGGGATTATAACATTCTTCCAAATAATATTCGCGACTTCATTTACCCATGCTTTACTCTGTTGTTTAGAGTGAAACTTACCGGGTTGCATGCTAGGTAATACTTGCATTGGAGTTTCTAGTAATGAGGCTGCAAGTGAACCATCATTTACACGTGGCATATTCCTGCCAATTGCTTTGCTTATTTTGTTTGCTGCTAAGCGTTCGTATTCATCAAAAGGTTTGTACCAGTCTGTCGCTGTCTTCTTAGCTTCGTAGTAAGCATCTGTTAAATCTGTCTTTTCTAAGTGAATCATACTTATAGTTGTTCCTATTTACTAGGCCAATCTTTTGTAAGGTATGACATTACATTTTTTATTATACTATATATTCATAACTACTGTATCAAATGTTTGATAGTAATCTTTTTTAAGTTGCCAGTAATTAAATCAGCTTCTAATTCTATTGTAATATGTCGTGTTTCTTTATTCGTGATTGTATCAAGAGCTTCCATCATTTCAGTGAGTGCTTCAGCTTTTGTACTAATCATCTTTGGGATAGACCGTTCTACCCGTTTACTTGCTAACTTTCCATCATGATATGCTTCTCTAGTTGTTATAATTCCATATTTCATAATTACACCATAAAATTCTGTGGCTTATATTGCTGCAAGGGTTGTTGCTTCTTTGCTGGTCGTAATCCCATAAATCCATATAACGTCGCATCCATTGCGTGGTCATTACCGTCTTCAGGGTCATTGATAATGGTTCCGTCTTTATCTTCTTTGTGTAAATACGTGTAATACTCCTGCTCTAGGTTCTTACTCCTCGCAGTGTAACTTATTTTCTTTTGCTTCACAAAGTCTATACCATACTGCTTAAACGTCTTTTTATTGCCCATCTCGTCCTCCCCACCAGCTTTCTTTACTCCAATGATGTTAATACCTTGCTCTGCTAAGTCTGCAATGCTCTTGGGCTCCGCAGAGTCTCCTATCACTAATACATTAGGGTCATCAACATTCTTAAGTACTGCACCTATATCGTTATTCTTCATTCCTGTTCGGTATAATTCTTCATCTAAGATATATCCACCGTTGTATTCATAAATCGCTATGACCGCAGCAGGGTCTCTAGAATAACCAAAGTCTAATCCTCTTCTTACTAAACTAGCTTCATGTGGTACAGTCTCAATACGTTTCCAATCCTTATATACTCTACGTTCAATACTGTTTGGTTCACCTAACCATTTGTGTTTGTATAATGATGGACGGTTAATCTTATCGTCTTCTATCTCATTCTTAATAACTTCTGGCATATAGCCATACTTCTCTGCAATATCATAATTAGCATGGATGATTAAAGTATTCGGTCTACCCTCTATAACTAATCTCTGATGTACTGGGTCATTCTCTAATAGTCTGTTATACGTGTAGATAATTTGACTACCAGATTTACGCACGGTAGGTGTCAATACTTCTAGTGATGTCTTACTAATGGTTTGAGCTTCTTCTACCCAGGCTATATCAATACCCTCGATAGATTTAATGGATTGTTCGTTATGCCTCAACCCTTTGAATAAGAACTCGGTTTGAGTTAATCGGTTATAAATAGAATTATCAGTAACAGAGTAATCATTTAATTCATATTCACTAATCAAATCTTTTAATAGTTGATGAGATGATTCTGCTATAGAGTTCTGAAATTCCCTAAAGCATCCAAACCTCATTTGTTTCTGTCTACCTAAGATTAAAAGTACTCTTGCGACCGTATGACTCTTTAATGAATACCTTCCACCATAAATAGCTGCTTCACGCCAATCACTATCAAATAGTCTCTTATATTCAATCGGTATTTCTATCGTCATCTTCACCCACAAACTTTACGAGTATCGGACTTATACTTTTATCATCAGATGTTATGTCTTGTTTATCTTTGTATCCATGGTTCGCTAACATGAGTTTACTTATAGCTGTATTTAGCTTTCCTGTAATACTACCGTCAATGAGTGTAGCCTCTTGTAATGTCTTTAATTCTGCTAATGTGTGTAAAAAGTCATCATCGTGGTCTGCCCAGTTATATAAACTGTGTTTGGTTACGTTTAAGTGTACTGCCATACCTGCTGCATGTGGTACCTTACTTTCTTCTATACATTGCTTTAGATATTCAGCTGCTTTTACTTTTATCTCTGGTGTAAGTTTTGATGGTCTACCGGTTCTCATTACGTACCTCGTCCCATTTCTCTTGCATTTCGTCTGGGGTCAAGAGTGTTACTCGTTCTGCCCATACATTTCTAAATGATTTACTTATTCTAATAACCTTATAATGAATAATATTTCCGTCAGATTGTTGAAAGCCATATGTCTGGCCCTTTTTAGCATCTTTGCGTGCTTGAGGGGTTAATACTTCGCCTAAGTTTATTAAAATCATAGCTATTTACATTATACCATATTTACGCTTGCTTGTACCCTTATCTTAATGCTCCTCTAATCCTTTACAGACTCTATTCTTACATGAATAGCCCATCTTCATTCGGTAGCACTCGCCCCATCGTTTAGCCCACCAGTTTTTTAGACGGTGTATAATGGTAGGTGCAGCAACCACCTTGTTTTTACTCGGTGAGTTTTTCATTTCTGCTCCAATCTAGTCAGTGCTTCCAACACTTGAGTTTTAGGTAATACTGGTATTTCTACACCTTGTTGATGCTGGCGTAACTCCAAATCTGTTATCGATAGTTCGTACATACTATTTACTTTACTCCGTATTTGTTCAAAGAGTTTAGCTCTCTCGGCTTTGTGCCATGCCAAAACTTTTCGTTGTAGTGCAACTCTGTCTGGGTCTGTTGCCATAAAATACTCGGCGGTTATTTCAGTCAGGCTTGTATCTTGGGGAGGCTCAGGGGTCATACCTTCGTGGGTGTTATCTTGCAACCACCGTTGCGCCCTTAGTTGCTTTCGGTGTACATCAATCATTCGTGGTGTATCTTCACTCTTTGAGTTGCTGGATGTAACCTTTTCGTTACTTTTATCTTCGGTAGTATGTAACTTACTATTTTTCATTATGTACCTCAAACATCTCATCAATGACTCGGTGCATATCGTCTAGGCACTTGTTATAGCCATCGAACGCACCAGCATCGTATTTTAAATCAGTGCCTCTAAATTGCTCTATTGTAGGTCGCTTTTCTGGTAGCTTACTAATTAGTAGAGAATGGAGCTTCTTGCTAAGGTCTGTTATTGATTCTTCTAGCTGGTCACCAGTATACTCACCGTGCTCCATAGCACTTGTCAGCCAAGTTAGTTCTCTCAGCATTTCTTCCACGCTTATTACATCTTTCATGACTTCAATTCCTCAATCTTTTTCTGTAGTTTATGAATAGCTTTCTGCTCCTCGGCTATTCTGTCGGTACTTATCTGGATTAACCCCTCGTAGTATCTGATACACATTTCGATAGGGTCTTCACCCAATACTTTATTTACAGCTTCCTGAATATCTTGTGCGTTCATATCTACTGCTTCCTTTCTATGTTCTTATTGGCTAGTTTACGGTCACTTCGTTCCGTCTTGTGTTCGCTCGTAGGCTTATCGCATAACCATTCGTCTGGAGCGTCTTTGTATTCAGGGTCACGTCCCTCCATAATCGCAAAGATAAGTTCCATGCCATTGTACATACCGTGCATGTATGGGTCATAGTTCCAGTTTCCATTATCACCTTGTATGTTTATCACATACTTAATATCTTCAATCTGTTTAGCTGTTATTTTGAACATTAGTGTCTAATCCTTCCTTAATTCTTTTAAGTGCTTCACTCAACTCTGTTTTAGATAGTACTGGTATTTCTACGCCTTGTTGATGTTGGCGTAACTCTAGGTCAGTTATTGAAAGTTCGTACATTCCATTTACTATTCCGTCTACTCGCTCAAGTACATCTAGTTGAGATTCTTCTAGTTCCTTGATTAAGTCGGCTGGCGTTCCAAGTAGTATAAACTCTCCATCTCCAATAAATTTAATACGTTTTAGTAGTAATTCTTCGATAGTCATTTCTTTAACTCCTCCATCTTAGCTCTTATTACACCAACTCTTTTATCTGATTGTATATTCAGTAACTCTTCCAATAAATATAGTTGAGATTGTTTTATGAGGTCACAAACTTCCTCGGTGTACTTATCGGCTATTGCAATGTCTGTTTTGTCGAAGTCTCCAGCTGGGTGGTGCATAGCCATAGCTTTCAGAATATAGGTTCTAATCTTGTCATCTATACTCTTAGTACTCATCTTTACTGTCTTTCTGTAGTTGGGCTTGCAATTCTGTTTTCATTTCTCTAATTCTGTCATAGTCATGGCAATCAAAGGCAATGTCAAATGCCTCTATCTTAGCTTCTCTTACTTGTTGGGCTATAAGTTTCTCTAATTCTTCTACAACCTCGTGAGCACCACCTACCGTAAGGCTAGAGTGCATACCCAAAAACTCACCTTCACAGGTTCTAGCGTCTACTAGTTTATTTTCTTTTAAGAAGTTGTTTATTATGTCTACTATTTGGCTGTTGAGGTTACTCATTTATCATCTCCTTTTAGTTTAGCTTGTAGGTCATCTAAGCGGTCATCAAGTATATACTCTGATGTTTCTAACGCATCTCCCCACCCGTAACCGTTTCTTAAAATACTTATCTCATCTATTCTCGCTTTTAAGAGTTCCTGCTGTACCCTAGCTTTAGCTTCTTCTGTGAGTTTAGCTCGCATATTTATTTCAACACCATTTAATCCTGGTAGGTCTTTATAAACCCTGGTCGTTATTATGAGGTCTATCTCATCTATGTTTGAAGTGTTCATATTTCCGCCCCATATTCATTTAAGTATTCGCTAACTTGCCATTGCCACATATATTCAGTGTGCGTGAATATCTTACCTTTAATGTTAAGTTCTACTTTTACTGCGGTATTAGTCTTGTCTTTACCATATCTTATTTTATCTGAATAAATAATCTCGAAACTTTCGAGGACAATATCATCAAACACAAGTTGTTTTTTCATTCTTTCCCCTTTATATAAACCATTCCGCTTGGTACAGAGTCATCTGTTTCAATTTGTACTCCGTTAATATTTCCGATAGTTTTGGGGTAATGGGTTTTTTGGTAATGGTGGTTAATCGCATATAACAGAATCTCTGCTACAAGGTCGTCTTGTATCTTGTGCAGTTTTTTTAAGCTGTTACCTGGAGAACGCCACTCATCATCGTACTCATCAACAAACTTCGCAATTCGTTCAATCCAGTATGTTTCATCTACTGAATAGGTGTCATCTATGTTTGAGTTACTCATGGGTTACAAGTCTCACAATCTCCGCCTGGTCTACAACCCCAGTTGCCATCTTCGGGACTCATTATTGTCTACCTGCTATCACTGTTTGTAGTGCTTCCACGCCTATCTTGTTATTGGAGTAGGCTAGTAATGTAACTACCATAATAGCTACTACTGAGGCTACCAGTAGAAGTAGTAATGCCTCTACGGTAATGTAGCTCAAATCCTTACGTTTCTTACGGCCTAATACGTATACTCCGCCGCTATGCTTACCAAGTAGACCATCTCCATTCTTATCTTTTTTCATATCAAATACCCTCCTTTATACAACATGTACAATGCTAATAAAAATAATGTTGTTACCATACCCATAATAAATGACCCTATTAAGCTTTGTTCATCTTCTTCTAATTCGTTAAATCTGCGCATTTAATCTACCCTTACCACGTCTGCTTTTCAAACCGCCTTTACGACCGGCTTCACGAGCTAATTCACGGTTCGCATAAAAGCCACCAGTCTTGCCCTTCTTGCCACCCTTTGCACCAATTCTTTGGTAAAAGTCTTCACCCCATTTTAATTTATTTGTTTCCGCTGCTTGCTTACCGCCCTCAATTGTCCCGCTCATGTTATTCCTTTTCTTTTTTAGGTCTTCTACTTATTTTTCCACCAACTTTACCAGCTCGTACAGCTAGGTCTCTATCTGCACCAAATCCTTTTGGCTTACGCAGTTCTTCTTTTTTCTTGCTGCCGCCCTTCGCTCCGATATACTGATAGTATGTAACTCCATATTTTTTTAGGTATATTTCGTCATACTTTTCTTTGGTTGTCTTTCCAATCTTTTGCTTCGTTTCTTCTGACCTAGCCATGCGTTTTACCTCTTAATTTATTGACTCTTTTCATAAACCAATTACTTGGTTCTTCATAATGTAGTTGAACATCACGCAATGCAATGTGCCTACTCTGATTAGTCAATGCTTTATCTTTTTGCCATTTATTAAATGATGATGTGTTACTTACTTTTCGAACGGTTTCATATGATATATGATGATATTCTGCAATATCTTTTTTATGTATTCCTATCTTTATATCAGTTTTAATTTTGTTGAATAGTTCTTGTGTAATTGCTTGTCTCATAATGCCCCTTATACTAGCTTTACTTGTTTATCTGAAATGATTGAATAACTCTTAAAATAATCTACGTTCTTACCATTCTCTTGTAGTGATACTTCTAGTACTACACCTTCTCGTATGACTGGTTTCCAATACTCTACTCTGTCTGGGTACTTTGTGTTTAGATTAAGAAAGTATTCTTTATTGTTTTCTATATCTTTAAGTATAATTTGCTGGATTGAAGTATCATCGAACTTCCCTGGAATCCAGTTACCTATCTTTATTACTGCTGCTTTCATTGTATACCTCACTATTTATTACATCATCTACGCTTGGGAATGGTACGTGTAGTCCAAATCGTTCACCTAGATGTTTATTGATTGTTTCAAACACTTTGTCTATCTCGACCGTTGTTAGTTCTGTTGTGCTCCTTTTGTTAAGTTGTGCTGCCTGAATAGGCTTCCATAAATACTCTTTTACTGATGGCCCTGACCAGGGAATTTCAACTCCCGGCTTAAGCGTCTTACGCATATCTAGTCCTGCATCATTCAATGTTTCTGCGAGTAGATTAAACAATACGTGTAGTGCTTTATTCTGCTGGTTGGTTCGTCTGGGGTATTCCATTAGAATGGTTTTTCCTCTATATCTGGTAAGATTACTGTTATGCTAGCGTCATACGCTTGTTCTTCTGGTGAGTAATCATCTGGTATATACTCAAACATCAAACGTCGCGTTCTTCTTCCAGATATCGAAGTACATTATCATATTCCATTGCTTTGACTTGAGTAATTTGCATACCACATTTCTCATAAAACCACGTAGCTACTGCTTCTTTAGAAGTTAGACCAGAATACTCTTTACATTTAGCAAGTAGGTTAGCTACTTGAGCCACATTTATTTGTTTATTCATCGGCGTGAAGCCTAGTCCATCTGAACCAACTGCTTTATTTATTTCGTCGACCGAAGCAATTGACTCAATTACTCCAATTCCCATCATAGCTAACGCACGTCCTGTGGCACTTGTCTCGGCATTTTCAAGAGCAGCTGTCTTATTCACCATCCCGTCACCAATAATCGCCTGAGAGTGCCCTGTGAACCTCCTAGATGCCTCTTTGACGTCCGGTGTAACCGTAGTTTTACAAATAAACATGTTTTCTATCAATTCGTATGTAGTTTCAATACTACCATTTGGGTATTCATCATTGAAATATATTACCCGGTCAGAAACCAATACATAAGATTTGCCCTTAATCTTAATTGCTTTGTCTTGTAAATCTTTACTCATAGTACTTCCTTATCTTCATCTTCTATTGCGTGATAATTTCTTAATTCTTCCATTTCTTTAATCTCTTCTTGTAAGTTATCAATGATTCTACAAATATGTTCAGCTTGGGTGGCTCTGTCTTCTTGTATACCTGAATCATCTCCGTTCCATTCAGCTGCAATGCTAAATGCCCAATCCTTCATTTCGTCTAATGTTTCAGTGAAATAATCTTCATCGGTCATTCTACTATCTCCTTACATTTATCGCACACTAATACATCTTGAATATCATCTACCCAATCTGCTTTTTCCCGGTCAGGGAATCCAAAGTCTCTGGTTTCCATTTCTGCACCAGCATGGTCACAGTAATCATTCCAGACTACTGTTACCCACTCTGATTTAGAGTCTTGCTTAACATGTATGTTCATTTGCTCTCCTTTACTAGTTGGTCAAGTTTAGCGGTCATTTTATCAAATTCACTTTTTTTATCTCGTTTTGCTTTTTGAATAAGTCGGTTAGCTTCATCTCTCATAAAGTACAGGTAGTTTAGTTCTGCATCGGAGTCACCATGTACTCGCAAAGTTTGTGCACTAATATTCATGATTTCTTTATCTGGTGTTAGATATTGATTAAAGTCTATCATTGTGCTAACCCTTCTAAGTATCGATACAATTCTGTTGTAGCTCGTAGCTCCCAGAAGTCTTCAATCTCTTCGCCTTTTACAAAGCTAGGGTTGATTTCATTAGTAGCTTCACCTAGTAGTTCCATAAGTTTTCTTAGTTGTGTGTTGTTCATTGTATGCCTTTCGTTTCTTTACACTCTTATTATACGCCGTCTGCTTACGTTTGTAAACCCCCCCCTAGAGGTTTTCTTTGTAATACCCTACGATTGATGTTGTAGTATACTTTTCCAAATTGTCTATTTTGTTGATTTTATAGCTGTCTTCGTCGGTCGCTGTTAGGAGTAATTCTTTTCGGACCTCCTCAGCTTTTTGTTTAGTTCGAAACAATCCTACTAGATAGATTCCATCTCCGTAGTTTGTTTGGTTGAATAATATATAACTCATTGTATGCCTTTCGTTGTTACGTTATGACTCTATTATACATCATCTTCTTATGCTTGTCAATTCCCTATTTTTTTAATTTTAATATAAGCTTCTAATAGTTTCACTCCATCTAGATTTTTATATTCGGTTTCATAGTAAACTTCAGTTATTTTGGCTGCTAGTATCATAGCTGCACAATTCAGACATGGTGAGTGAGTAATAATTAAACTACAATCTTTTGTCGATACTCCATTCGCTGCTGCAAAACATATCGCATTACTCTCAGCATGATTGACTTCTGGCTTGGTATTTCCATGCTCATCTTCGCATATATTATTTCCACCAGATGGCATTCCATTTATTCCTACACTGACCGGTCGGTCGTCTCTTACAATTAACGCACCAACTTTTAGCCTCTCGGCTTTACTTAGCTTTGCATATTCCTTTGCTACTTGTAAGTGTGCTTTAAGCCGAGAAGATTTCATCTAAAACCCCAAGGTTGTCTATGTGAGTTGGTGCTTCCCAGCCTAGTGGTTTGATTAAATCAAATCCACCGCTCTCTTCACGACCAGGCTTGACGCCACGCTCTTTAGTCATATTAGCGACCATTACTTGGTCCCAAGCTTTTTGTGTATCAACACTAGCTAATTCTAAAGTTCCTATTGCTATCACTATTAAATCAATAAGACCGTCTACTACTTCTTCGGCATCTTTATTTTCTAAAGCTGTTAGAATTTCTTCATACTCTTCTGTAAGTAATCCTAAAATTCTAAAGTTTAATTTTTCTTGGTCAAATTCTTCTTGGTCAAATTTGTATTTCTCTATCATTGCTTTTATATCGTCTATCATTACTGCTCCTTAGTTAAGTATATTAAAAATGCGATGTTTGTTATTGCGTGAGATAAATGGTGTAAATCACTTTCTTGGTCAAGTTCTTCGCCCATTCTCCACGCTGCTAGATGTCGATACAACGCATCAATGTATCGGTCTAAATCTGTATTAAGTTTCCAATTATCTTTTCCATATTTTTCAGCACCGTATGTTAGTACTTTTGCCATCTCTTCAAGTACTTCAGGTGGGATTAACCCATATCGAAGTTTGCCTTTATCATATTTTAAGAATTCAGTAGCCATATTTCTAATTGCCCTTTCTTGTATGTTAAATGGTATTCATCTAATCTAAATGTTTTGCCTGGTAATTTCTTAGTTACAAGACTTCTTGTTACAAACAGTATGTCTGGTGCATCTCGAAATGTTTTGATACCCCAATTTATGTCGTATCTGCGACTAACGTCTGTTGTAAAGTTTGCGACCGAGTACATTGACTTTGGTATCGTTTTTATTACGTTCATACTACAGAGTACAGTTCTGCCTCTAATCATTTCAGTAATGAATTTTTTGTCCCAATCCGGTCGTACTGGTAATGAATTATCTTCATATACGTATTTGTTTGCCGGGTCGAGTAAAATCATGCCCACCTTCATAATTAACCTTTCAATTCAAACTTAATTTTTTTCACTGGATTGTAATTTACTATTTCAATATCGCTGGGTACAAAGTCTACAGTTCGCTGCCCTAGAGGCATTCTAAGCTCGTATGACGGTCGTTGAATCCCTTCTAGGTTAGTATCTAGGTATTCTTGAATATTCTCCATATGCTCGTCGTAGATGTGCGTGTCGCCTAGCATCATAGTAACCTTACCAGCTTTGAGACCTACTTCATTTGCAATTGCGATATTCCACACAGCGGCAAACACAGCATCAGAGGGTAGCCCAATCATTGTGTCAACACTCCGTTGGTTCCACAACATGTCTAATCTGCCTCGCCGTACGTACCACTGATACATGTAATGGCAACATGGTAAATCTAGGTTATCTATATTTCTAGGGTCCCAGCCTGAGATTAGCATTCTCCGGTCGGTAGGGTTTTCTTTTAATGTAGTAATGAGATTTTCTAGTTGGTTCACTCCATCCCAATTCAACCACTTGTTACCGTAATCTACATTGATAGAACCGTCAACACTTTTCCATAGGTCCCAGTAATGACAATCAAACTTCTTAAAGTCTTCAATATTTTTAGGTTGCCTAAGGAGAGCGGCTAGCTCCCCAAAGACTCCTTTATGGTATATCTTACGACCTAGTAGTAGTGGGAATTCCTTTTCTAAGTCAAAGCTTAGAGTCTCCCCAAATAGGCTAAACGTATTACCGTTACGACCTTTCCTATAATCGCCGTAGTTCAATACCCTATGTATTAAATTTTTGTATTGGATTTCAAACATTACTTTGTCTCAAAGTATTTAGGTTTTGCTATGACACGTCTGCTTGGTCGTTCACTGTTACCAGGGTTACCAGCGTACCACGTATCAGTTTTAGGGTCTACATATACATTTGTGAATCCCATTTTTTGATTGTGCTCTCGACCGTAGTATCGCTTCATACCACTTGGTAGCCATTTGCTAAATGAGAATTCGTACGCGTCGAACTCATCAGGGTTGATAATTTTTGTCATTGTATGCCTTTCTTTATTACTTGACTATCTCAGTATACACCATTCGGTTACGTTTGTAAAGTTATTTGGTCTTTTTTTTGGTTTATCATAATTACGTTGTAATTACTCTCGTATATTTATGGTTAATCGGTTTTTGCTTTTTAATTAGCAAACCCTAACCATAATCTGTTATATATTAAGTTTTATCTGTAATCGAAAACCAGAGAAGCGGCTTCAGGATTTACCCCCCCTACCCCCCATTGCATAAGTACAATGGTTAGCAGGAGGAAGTAATCGAAGAACCGGGAGTATTCGTATTCTCTCATCACATGGCAGTTCCCTATAATCTCTGCCAAACATTATCTCGTTATACCATTCAGTTCACAACCTAACGCCTGTATCTGAAGTCGATAAGAGTATAGCTTTCTGGAATTGCACCAGTCTAAGATAATGCCCCTTAACTAGATGTTTACGAAAAGAAATAAGCGCGTTATACTAAATATAGCATAACAACGTTTGACCCCACGATACGGGGTCTTTTCTATTCGTTAGCATAACAAATAGTTAAAATCATAGTACTCTGGTTTTTGATAATTGTAAACTTAAAAAAGAATAACACCCGTAGATGGGCATACAATGATTCTTAAAAAGAGATTGAAACCTACGAGTGTTATAGATTACATTGTACCATTTCTACTATCTTATGTACACAGGGGGGTTTACAAATAACCTTAAGCATGCTATACTGTAAATACGTTTAAGGGCATACAAATCTTAAACAAATAAAAACTAAATAATAAGGGGCATTATTATGAAAAATAATAAAGACAAGGTTTCAAAACCTAAAAAAAATCTAAATATTAAATCTAAGGCAAATGGTCTGTATAGTCTAGCAATAGCACTTGCAGAGCTAGTTACAGCATATATATTTGTTACTCAAGATAACAAAATACTATGGGTATTAGCCGGTGTATTTGGTCTAGATGCGGCACAAAGACTTGTAAGCAAATTTGTAAAGTGAGTTATAATATGAATGCTAATATAAGGAGCAATGTACCGCCACCTATAGACTTGGCAATTAACATTTATGAATAAATCTAAACTGATAGCAACAGTTATTGTGATAACTTTATTGGGTATTGCAATGCTAGGGTTACGACATACAGATAAACTAAATGACCAAATTAAATTCAAACAGATTGAATTACAAGACAATTCAGCAAAGTTGAAATTACTTGATACTAAGTATCTAGAGTTAAACAAAGAACTTGAAACTAAAGACGTAGATAAAGCTAAAGTTGAAGAACAACTAAAGCAACTTCAAATAGAGCGAGACAAACTACAGGCTGACCTACAAGCCAAAAAAGAACAGAAAGCTAGAGACATCGCGGTGCGTGCCCAACAAGCGGCACAGGCGACCGTGGTACCTCAGAAAGCAGCTGCAGTAAGTGGTAACTTCTATAAAGACTTCATCTATCAGCATGAGTCAGGAAACCGCACAACAGCTGTGAATTCTATCGGCTGTAGAGGGCTAGGTCAAGCTTGTCCTGGAACAAAATTACCATGTGGAGATGATTACGCATGTCAGGACGCATGGTTCACAAATTATGCAATAACTCGTTATGGTTCTTGGGAGAAAGCATATAACTTTTGGATAGTCAATAGATGGTGGTAGCATGCAAATAAAAATTGATAAAGCAGACAAAGTATTCTCACAATACATTCGGTTACGTGATAAAAAATGTTTACGATGTGCTAGTCCGGTCGAACTCAATTCAAAAGGTTTACCTGTCAGTCATCAAGCAAGTCATTTCCAAGGACGAGGTAAAGAGAATACTAGGTTCTCAGAGGAGAATGTTTGTACACTCTGTATGGGTTGTCATATGTATTTCACTGCACACCCAGCAGAACATTATTTATGGCAAGTAGATAGACTAGGTGAAAAAACAGTTAAAGAGTTAATCTTATGGTCTAATCAGTATACTAAAAAAGATAGACAATCTCAATATCTATATTGGAAACAACAATTAAAAGAACTTATGGAGCAAGATGCAAAAAATTAAAGTAAAGCAAATAGACTGGTCTAAACATGGTTATAAGTTTAAACCAGTGAAAACATTTAGTACAAAAAAGACTTAAATATCAGCTATTGTTAGTTGAAATTCGTCTTGTGCTACATCGGTGCGTTCTATGAACACTGCATCGTGGGCTTGTTCTTTAGCGAGCATTCGGTAGTCTTCTTCTACTACCTCTAAAATACCTATAAGTGCTTGAGCAGATACATTACCTACTCTGCATACATGTCCTAGATACTGGATTGTCTCAGGACGGTATGGTTTCTCGTCCATATGTGCCCGAAGTTTATCTTCGTATGTTGGTCGTTCGTAAGCCATGTTATTTCCCGTCTGGAGAAACCTTACTGAATGCGAGTGCTGAGACTGCTGATACAACGACTGCGAATAGTCCAGCCCATGTATTGTTGATGACTCCCTCAGTATTGAGGTAGGCTATTGATGGAGATAGAACTCCGATTACTAAATAAATTGCTCGTCTAGTTGATGCTGATAAATTCATTTCTTTTTTCCTTTATTGGGTGATACCCATGCACTTAGTTTGAATAACTTTGAACCTAGCTTGCTTCTGACTTTCCTAATCATCAGCTATCCTTTCAGTTTAGTTATGAATTCTTTAATGGAGGCGATTAAGCCTTCCAGGAAAGCGATGACTACGTTTTTATCTACAGTCGCTGGAGGTTTTGGTGGGTCTACTTGTACGGGTGGAGGAGTGGGAACGGGTTGTTCGGGGATTTGATTAAGGTCTTTCATATTCACCCCGTTAGTAATCTTCTTATCGAATGAGTACTTAGTAACTCCGTATTGAGATTTAGTCGAGTGGTTGTCTGCGATAGCAAAGACTTCAAAGATTTCGCCTTGGTTCATCTTCTTAACTGATTTAAAGCCAGCCCAGGTAGCGGTGTTGAAGTTCCATAAATCAGTGTTCTTGTTGATGATGTACTTAACAGGAGTTGGGAGGACGGAGTAGGTTATCTGAACAGTAGGTGCTGGAGGGGCTGTAGGAGGTGCAGGAGTAACGACAGGCGGTGGAGTAGTATAGACACCAGTTTTCCACTTGTTAGCCTCTACACGAATTCTATTAAGGTCGATTGAACCAGGGCAAGCAGTACCTATCCATTTAGAGTGAGGATAGATACTGAGTAATCTTCCGTAGCGTTCTTCGAGTTGGTCTACTAACCAGCCAGACTTTTTATATCCCTCTGCACCGAGTGTTGGTTGGTGTTCGATTGAGATAGTCGTAGGGTTTCCGTTATTAGAACACCAGGCGATGTTGTCGGGTGAGACCATTAAGGTAATCTTGTTATCTGAGACCACATAGTTGACGCTCTTGTTACCTGCTGCTGCTTGACCCAAAAAGTAATTAACAATGTTGTCGTGGTTATTCGCACCACTTCCGTCACCCCAATGATGTATAGTAATTCCTTCTCTAGCGTAGGGAGTTCTCCAGATACCTGCTGCTTCTTGCGGAGTTGACCATCCGTTTTTTGATGCGAGCTTTATTTCTATCGGATAAAATGAATCTTTCATATTCCCCCTTAATTACTTTTAAAGTATTCGATTATTAGATAGGTAAATACTGCGGTAAAGGCTGCTGAAGCAGTCGGGTAAACCCAAGCAAGGACAAAGTTACGGGCTTTGAGGGCGTGGACTTCTTCTCGGAGGGCGGTTATCTCTGCTCTTAGTGCGAGGCTTTCTTCTTTGGTAACGTAGGCTTTTTTTATTTCCACAAGTTCCACCTTAATCTCATCTAGTCGGTAGATTATGAGGTCGTTGTTTATGTCAGATGGTTTTGGTTCTTTAGTCATAGTAGTTCCTATAGGTAAGCGTTCTCTACAAAAATTGAAGCACTAAACATTGAGGTACTAGCATATGCATACCACTGAACATTACTACAAGTAT